GAAAGGGCCACATCGTAGCAGCGCTGTGCAAGGATGCACTACAGCAGTGGCCAGAGACTCGCGTCCTGATGCTGACGCACGTGAAAGAGCTAATTGCGCAGAATGCCGGCAAGATGCGCGAACACTGGCCGGGTGCGCCGATGGGCATTTACTCAGCCAGTGTCGGAAAGAAACAACTCGGAGAACCGATTACTTTTGCAGGCATCCAGTCGATTGCGAAAAAGGCAGCGCTTGTTGGCCATGTTGACCTTGTCATTATTGATGAGTGCCACCTTGTCAGCCATAAGGACGAAGGCGGCTATCGCACATTCCTGGATGCGCTCAAGGCGATCAACCCCGCCCTGCGCGTCATTGGTCTGACCGCTACGCCATACCGGCTAGGGCATGGCCTTATCACGGATAAACCGGCCATCTTTGACGACCTGCTAGAGTCGGTGACAATCGAGGAGCTTGTTTACAAGGGATTCCTGTCTGTCCTTCGCAGCAAGGTTACAGATTTGCGACTCGATATGTCCGGCGTGCATCGCCGTGGCGGCGAGTACATCGGGAGCGAAATGCAGGACGCGGTAGACACGGATGAGAATAACCGTGCTGTCGTGGCGGAAGTGATGGCGCTAGGTGCCGACCGCAAGGCGTGGCTGTTCTTTTGCGCTGGCGTACAGCACGCAGAGCATATCCGCGACATTCTGCAAGAGAACGGAATCACTGCCGAGTGCGTGACCGGCGCAACGCCAAAAGGCGAGCGCGACCGCATTATTGCCGACTACAAGGCCGGCAAGATTCGCGCTCTCACCAATGCTAACGTGCTCACGACCGGCTTTGATTACCCTGGCATCGACCTGATCGCCATGCTTCGCCCGACACTCTCGCCGGGCCTTTATGTGCAAATGGCAGGGCGTGGCCTTCGGGTTGCGCCGGGAAAGGACGATTGTCTGGTGCTAGACTTCGCTGGAGTAGTGGCAAAGCACGGCCCTATCACGGCTGTTGAACCGCCAAAGAAAGGCGGAGACGGCGACGGAGAGGCGCCCATAAAAGTATGCGAGTCATGCGGAGAAATTGCACATATTTCTGCACAATTCTGCCCGGCTTGCGGAGCACCATTTCCAGCGCCGCCGCCAAAAGCGCTCGTCCTGCATGACGATGACATCATGGGCATGTCGGGCCATGACATGCAGGTTACCGGCTGGAAGTGGACGCCGCATATCAGCAAGGCCAGCGGGAAGGAAATGCTCAAGGTGACCTACTATGGCTCGATTTCTGATAAGCCGGTGACGGAGTATTTCCCAATCATGCACGAAGGCTATGCAGGACAAAAAGCAATCCGCACGCTGGCCGCCATGGGGCTTCCTATGACACAGGACGCCGTCGGGCTGGACGAGATAGCCAGAGCGTACAGCGCAGGATTGCCGCCGCGAGAGATTACCTACAAGATGGACGGCAAGTTTCACCGCGTCATGGAAAGGAGATTCACATGAGACACAAAGAGCCGCAGCACGTCACTATATGGCGCGATAAGGTAGCCAGTCCGCAGCCTCGCTGCTGCCATACGTGCGACTGGTACGAAGCCGATGGCGTCTGTGGAAAGCATTTACAGCGTCCGCCGGAGGACTTCGCTTCTGCCGTCGATAGCTGCCCCGACTGGCTGATGGAGGTGCCATTTTGAGCGAGCACATAGACCAAGTGCGCACGGTGGGATGGTTCCGCGCCACCTTCCGGGACGTGCTCATCTTCGCCATTCCAAACGGTGGCCAGCGAAGCCGGACGGCTGGCTATAAGCTGAAGCTGGAAGGCGTGGTGGCCGGAGTGCCCGACCTTTTCATCCCGGAATGGCGGCTTTTTGTGGAGATGAAGAAAGAGGGTGGCAGGCTATCGCCGGTATTCTGTACGTCCATGCCGATAGCGCGAAGGTCAGACACTACTGTCTTTTCCTCTCGGTGGCCACGGCGGAAAAGGCGCAGGATGCGGCCAGGAAAAACCGGCACGACGGCCCAGCGGAACGACAGCCACAGCCAGCGGTCGCAATGGTGGCCGAGTGTCGAGCAGCCCATGTGCGAGCGCGGCGGCTCGCTGGCCTCTTCGTGATACTTGTCGATTAGCGCGGCGATGCTATTCGCTCTCTCTGGAATCTTCATGTTCTCCCCCATGAAAAGAAACCCGGCCCGAAGGCCGGGAGTCGTCCTTACTTCTTCGCCCAAGGCGGGGCGGCAGATGCGGCGGAAGGCGCTGGTGCGGATGACATGGCCGGGGCGGAGCCTGACAGAGACTTCCAGTCTGCAAGGTCGTTGCTCGCCTTGTAGTCACCGGACGCCGGACGCACCTTGAGCTTGATGCTCAAGTTAAGCCCGATGAGCTGGTCGGTATCTTCCAGCCGCTGCACGCCGATGGCGCGCATCAGTTTGCCAAGCTGCTGGTGTCCGATTTCCTCGGCCTTTGCGATCGCATTGCGGATGCTCAGGTTGCCGAACACCACCCGGCCCTGCTGTAAACTACCGTTCATCGGCTGTTTTATCAGGAAAAGTGCTTCCGCACAGTTGGCGGGAAAATTGGGTACGCTCCAAGGGGAGCGTAACCCATATCTTTTCCCGCTGTCAACTGCTTTTTGCCCCCTAAACGGGAAAACGGGATTTTCCCGGTAATTCCCGTTTTTCCCGGTCATTAAATAGCCTTCCTCAACAGCATGGCGGAAGCCATTTCCGGACTGGTGACAATCCATCCGTGCTCATGCGGCGCGATGACATCGGCCAGCAAGAGAGCGCCTATCAGATGGTCGTCTTTGCCAGGACGCAGGTAGGTATCGGCGGTAGATTCCCGCATGGCGAGCTTGCTCACCATGTAGGCTTTGAGCGCCGACCGGCTGACATACGGCTGCCCATGGCGCTCCTCTGCCCCGCCGCTGAACCAGCCCTCAGCCAGCATCTTCTTATGGCCGGCCATCTTTGAGTCTTTCTTCTCCTCCTTGGCTTCCGGCTGCTCTGCTTCGACAGCCACGGCGGACGTGACTGGCTCGCCATCCTCATCAATCCATGGGAGTTGAACAGGCGTTATGGTCATGTAAACGGGCGCGGTTAGCTCAGCGTCCTTGCTCTTGCGCTGCACGACTTCAAGTGGTGCGCCTTCCTTGCCTGGTACCACGCTGATCTCGATATCCAGCGCGCCGCGCCAAGCAGATGATCCACGCGCCCGGTGCTGCGCCTCATCAGATACGCCGGTATGGTGCACCAGCACGACGGAGCAACCGAACTCCGCCATCAGGCTAGAGCAGGCGTCCAGCATTGTCTTGGCGTCCTGTGCGCTGTTTTCGTCCCCTGCCAGGAATCGGTGAAGGGTATCGACCACAATCACGGCCGGCTTTGATGGTAAGCCCATTACAGCCTCACGGACTCGCATGTAACCGCCTGGTGTGTTCAAGTCCTCGCCGGCCTTAGATAGCCACATATCCAGGTGTGAGGCGCTGTTGTGCAGCTTCCACGCCGCCAGACGGCCGCGCAGGCCGTGATGACCTTCGCCGGCCAGATAGACGACGGTCCCGGCCGTCACTCGGTTAGCGCACCAATCGGCCTTTCCGCTGGCGATGGAGAGAACCATATCCAGCACGACAAAAGTCTTGCCACCGCCGCTTGGGCCGTGAACCATGATGAGCGCGTCACGCTGTAGATGGTGCTTGATGAGCCAGCTAATCGGCGCGGGTTCCCGGCAGAAGTCATCAGCCGGAACAAGGTAACCGCTTTCTACTGGCGGATTGAGCAGGGCAGGGAGGTCGCCGCCGTCGTTGACGTAATCGTTGACGTCATGCCCTTGTGTTGGTGGTATGACCAATTGAGCGCCGATAGCCTCGGCTGCCTTCTTTCCTTCTGTCTGCCCTGTTCCGCTGGTGTCATTGTCCGCCACGATAACAATGCGCGCCGTATCGCCGGCATATTCCCGCAATGCCTTAGCGGTCGCCGTCATGTTGCTGGCGCTGTAGGCGATAGCTACGGGCTGTCCGGTAGCCTCGAAAATGGTAAGACCAGTAGCCACGCCCTCGGCCACATAATAGGTTTCCGCGCCCTGATGCTCACCAATGAGCCATGAAGCGCCGGCCGTCCGGCCACCCTTAAGAAACAGCTTCATGCCATCGGCCGCAATGTACTGAAGGCTGACAATCTCGCCGGCTATCAGTAGTGGCGCGATGAGTCGGCCGTCCCCGGCTACCTTCAGCCCGTTGGCGCTGATCTGCTTGCGTACTAAGTACGGATGGTCGTCGCTTGCCGGGCTGGCGGATTCCCATATCTCGGCCGCTGTCTCTGCTGCGTCTGCGCGCTTCTCTGCCAATTCACGCTCACGAATGGCCTTCATCTCTGCCATGCGCCGGCTATGCTCGATGCTCTCGCTCGCTGTGAGGTCACGGCCAATGTCAGCCCTGAATGGCACATTAGAGCCGATACGCCAGTCCCCAAAACAGCCGGCCGGCACCTTGCCGCCATAAAGAATGTACCAGCCTGCCTTATCGTGGCTCTTGCCGTTTGTGCTGTAGCGGTGCAACTGGCCATCGGCTTGCACGTATTCCGGTGGAACCATCCCGGCATCCATGATGGCCTGCTTAAACTGAAGCTCTGGCGGATCAGGTTGCTTTGGCTGTGGCGGTGTAAAGGGCTGGCCCATCAGGTCGACTATGTTCGCCATTTATGCGGCCTTCCTTGTCAGGTAGTCGGACAGCTTCTGTGCTGTCGTCATGGTCGGGTTTGTGTTTCGGCCTTCCTTTATGTCACGGATGGTTGCCGCTGACAGTCCGGTGATTGATGCAATGGCCGATGCGTTTCGGTCTTGCAGTAATTCGCGCATTTCTTCAATCGATAGCATTTTTCGAGACTCCGGTTTAACTTTTCGCACAATATACTGTTGACACGTTAGGTTGCAAGCGTTTATTGTGCGCACATGCCCGAACGGAATTACCCGACCGGGATACAAACAGGACATACAATATGGCTATCAGTCTGAAGCGCACAGGCGGCTTGCACGCCTCCGGCGTTAAGTTTCTTGTGTACGGTCATGCAGGCGCTGGCAAAACATCGCTTATCGCTACCATGCCAGACCCAATCATCTTGTCAGCAGAAGGCGGGCTTCTGTCCATCGCTGGCGCTGACCTTCCCTTTATTGAAATCAACTCGATGGAGTCCTTGCAGGAGGCTTATCGCTGGCTGTCAGAATCCAGCGAGGCGCATCCGTTCCAGTCCGTTGCACTCGACAGCATCAGCGAGATTGCCGAGGTTGTGCTTAACACTGAGAAGAAGCTGACCAAAGACCCGCGCCAAGCCTACGGGGCAATGCAAGAACAGATGACGGATATCATCCGTTCCTTTCGTGACCTGCCGGGCCGCCATGTTTATTTCTCTGCCAAGTGCGAGAAGTCTACAGATGAACAGGGCCGGGTGATGTATGCGCCGTCTATGCCGGGCAACAAGGTAGGACAGGCGCTGCCATACTATTTTGATGCTGTCTTTGCCTTGCGAGTCGAGAAAGGCGAGGACGGCCAGCCGGTACGCGCCCTGATGACGCAATCGGACGGGCTGTGGCAGGCAAAAGACCGCTCTGGCCGTCTTGATACATGGGAGATGCCAGACCTTGGCGCAATCATTCGCAAGATCGGAGGTGAGTCGTGACATTCATCAAAGATGATCTGCCTTTTCTGGCCGCTCAGTGGATTGACGCAAAGGCAGAAGAAACAGCAGCACAAGAGCGCCGTCGGCAGATTGAGGATCAGATGGCAGAAGCCCTGCGCATCAATCCGACAATCGAAGGTCAGCAGACGACAGAGGCTGCGGACTACAAGGTAAAGGTTACTTGCCGCATGACTCGCAAGGTTGATGCTGAAGCCTTGCAGGAACTGGCACTGGAATCCGGTATCGGTCATGACACCTTGTCTGCTCTGTTCCGATGGAAGCCAGAACTCAACATGAAGGAATGGAAAGCAGCAGCCCCAGAAATAACCGGCGCACTGGCCGGCGCAATCACAACCACGGCCGGTCGGCCATCTTTTGCAATCGAACAGGAGCAATAACTCATGGCATTTCTCGATACCCCAATCAATGCAGCAGACCTTCCCGTTGGCCAGTCCGGCAACTTTGAGCCGCTGCCGGCCGGCGATTACAGCGTCACGATTGAGTCAGCCGACGTCAATCCGACCAAGGACGGACAGGGCCAGTACATCAAGATGAAGATGAAGGTGAGCGGGCCAACTCATGCCGGCCGTACCATCTTTGCCAATCTGAACATCCGCAATAAGTCGCCAAAGGCTGAAGAAATTGGCCGGCAGCAGTTGGGCGACATTATGCGCGCTATCGGGCTGGCTACGCTGTCGGACACTGACCAACTCATCGGCGGTAGCCTTGTCGTCAAGCTCGCCATCAAGCCAGCAGATGGCCAGTATGAAGCCGGAAACGAGGTGAAGGCATACAAGGCTGGCAATGGTAGCGCCGCGCCTGCGCCGTCGTTCCCTGCGCCATCTAGTGCAGTCTCACAGCCTGCCAGCGCATCCGCCCCGCCTTGGGCAAAGAAGTAAGAAGCAACCGGGGCCAGCAATGGCCCCATCTTTTCCCTCGCATGGAGCCTCACACCATGGCAGCAATTCCCCCGCCATCCGATACACTTGCCGACCGCATATACAAAGCACTGGAATCCGCCAGTGAGCCGAGTCGCGGCCACCTTGGCGCGTCACAGATCGGCCATCACTGTGACCGCTATCTGTGGCTGTCGTTCCGCTGGGCCTGCCCCGAGCAATTCCAGGGCCGCATCCTTCGCTTGTTCCGTCGTGGCCACAATGAGGAAGCCGGTGTAATTTCCGACCTTCGCGCCGCTGGCTGCGAGGTCATGGACGCAGACGGCACTGGCCGTCAGTACGGGTTTCGGGATGGCCACTTCGCTGGTTCGATTGACGGCATGGTCTTGGCTGGCATCCCAGAAGCCCCGACAAAGCCGCATGTCTTGGAAGCCAAGACGCACAGCCTGAAGTCGTTTAATGACGTCGTGGCCAAAGGCGTCAAGGCATCTAAGCCAATGCACTACGCCCAGATGCAGACCTACATGGCGCGAATGTCAGTTGACCGCGCCCTGTACTTCGCCGTCTGCAAAGACGATGACCGCATCTATACCGAGCGCGTCCGGCTGGATAAAGACGAAGCCGAAAGGCTGGCAGACCGCGCACAGCGCATCATTGCCAGCGACCGAATGCCGGAGCCTATCAGCGCCGACCCTACCTGGTATCAATGCAAGTTCTGTGCAGCCGCTGACCTGTGCCATGGCCACAAGCGACTGCCTGATATCAACTGCCGGACCTGCGCCCACTTCACAGCAGAGCGCGACGGATCCGCTACCTGCGCCCGCTGGCAGTCTGTCATTCCCGACATGGACGCACAGCGCGCCGGCTGTGAGTCGCACGTTATCCATCCCGACCTTGTGTCATGGCAGTACAAGCCTACCGAACAGGGTACGCACTTGATTTATGTCATTGACGGAAAGGAAGTGCTGAATGGTGCGCCGCCTGCATTCACAAGCCGCGAGATTGTCGCTAACCCGGTAGGCTGCGCTAATGCCGATGCGACCATGATGGATATGCGTGCCGCCTTTGATGCGAGGATTGACGGATGAAGCTCCGCGATTATCAGAATCGCGCCATAGACCAACTGTATGACTGGTTCCGTGAGCATGATGCCGGCAATCCATGCCTTGTCCTGCCGACGGGTGCCGGCAAGAGCCTTATCATTGCAAGCCTGATCCATAACGCCTTGCAGCAATGGCCAGAGACTCGCGTCCTGATGTTGACGCACGTCAAGGAATTGATCGAACAGAACGCCGAGAAGATGCGGTCAGTCTGGCCGAATGCGCCGATGGGGATATACTCTGCCAGCCTTGGCCAGAAGGTGCTTTATGAGTCGATAACCTTCGCCGGCATTCAGTCCATACACAAGAAAGCGCGCCTTCTTGGCCATGTAGACCTGATCTTTATTGATGAGTGCCACATGGTCAGCCACGCACAGCAGGGGCAGTACCGGGCCTTTATCAAAGACCTGCAAGCCATCAATCCGCATATCCGTGTAGTTGGACTGACCGCCACTCCGTATCGGCTAGGTCACGGCATGATACACGAAGGCGATGATGTACTATTCAATGACCTGATCGAGCCGGTCACTATCGAAGAACTGGTTGCGGCCGGATACCTTGCTCCACTGTCCTCAAAGCATACCAGCACAGAAATAGATGTTTCATCTGTCGGCAAGCGAGGCGGTGAGTTTATTGCCGGCCAGCTAGAGCAAGCGGTAGACAATGACGACACGACAGCACGCATTGTCACAGAGACACTACAGCGCGCCAGTGATTGCCGCTCCCTGCTTTTCTTCTGCACCGGCGTAAGCCATGCCGAGCACATGGCAGATGAGCTAAACCGCCGTGGCGTATCGGCTGATGTGATAACCGGGGCCACGCCGCCAGGTAAGCGAAAGAATCTGATCGAGCAATTCAGGGCCGGCACACTTCGCGCACTGACTAATTGCGATGTGCTGACTACTGGCTTTGACGCGCCTAACATCGACTGCCTTGTTATGGCGCGCCCCACTATGTCGCCGGGCCTTTATGTGCAGATGGCCGGCCGTGGTATGCGACTGAAACAGCACGCCAGCAAGTGCCTGGTGCTGGACTTCGCCGGTAACGTGGCGATGCATGGCCCAATCACGGCCGTAGCGCCACCATCCCAAGTGAAGAAAGGAACGGGCGAGGCTCCGACAAAGACCTGCCCACAATGCGCCGAGATTGTCAGTGCCGGCACGATGAAGTGTCCGACCTGTGGCTACCAGTGGGAGAAGGAGGAAAAGGAAAAGCTCGCGTACCTTCGCGATGATGACATAATGGGCATAAAGCCAACGGAGATGACCGTATCAGGCTGGCAGTGGAGAAAGCATATCAGCCGCGCCAGCGGTAACGAGATGCTACTTGTCCGCTACTATGGCGGGCTGACAAGCCATGTGGATGAATACTTTAATGTATTGAGTGATAGCCAGATGGGTGAGCGTCATAGACGTATTGTGACAAGCATGATGACGCGAAGGTGGTCACTTATCAGCCATATGGAAGATGGCAATCTTGATTTTGTAGCAGAGGAATTAAACAAATGCGCCCCGCCTTCGCGCATCTTTTACAGAAGGGAAGGCAAGTTCTTTAAGGTCGAAAAGAGGGAATATCAATGAACAGAACAGAATATCAGGCCAAGCTGTTGCAGATAAAAGAACTGCGTGAGGAAGTCGACAAGCCGCGATGCATCAACTGTGATGAGTTGTGGGAAGGTCAGTGTCGTGTGCATGGCCCGATCCCAGAAGAATACGTCTGCCAGGTTAATGAATGCCCGACGTATGCGCCGATAATGCCGTTTTAATTCAGCGCATAAAAAACCCGGCATAGCGCCGTGGTTTTTATCATTCCCCTCCCGCGATTATTCAGCTAAAATAAACTTCCCCACTCGCTTGATCTTTAAGCAACCGGCAGCCTCTCCTCTGCCGGTTTTT